CACATTTTGCAAAAGTAGTGGATGGAAAAGTGTTACAAGTCATTGTTGCTGAGCCTGAATTCTTTGACACTTTTGTGGACTCAAGTTTTGGTGAGTGGATACAAACCTCATATAACACTCGTGGCGGCCAACATCCTGAAGGTCGTCCATTGCGTAAAAACTACGCTGGGATTGGCTTTACCTATGACCACACTAAAGATGCGTTTATTCCCCCTCAACCCTTTGTTTCATGGGTGCTAGACGAGCAAACTTGCTTATGGGTTGCTCCAGTAACTATGCCTACTGATGGCAATACTTACAAATGGGATGAGGCTACAACATCTTGGGTTAAAGTAACAACACTTTCAGGAGCATAAAAATGGCAACTATTATTGATGGGACAAATGGTATTACTTTACCTGATGCTGGCGGTGTAGATAAACTGACTACTGCATCTGGCGTTGTTTCTGTTGCAGCATCTTCTGCTCCGACAGCGGGTCAGGTTTTGACAGCAACTAGCAGTACTGTTGCCAGATGGCAGACACCAGCAGCGGCGGGCGGCAGTGGCGATGTGGTTGGCCCAGCGTCTGCGACAGCTAATGGCATTGCACTGTTTAACAGCACCACAGGCAAGTTGATTAAAGACTCAGCCGCATCTGACGGTTTGATCTATGGCCTTACGGTAGGACGCGGTGCAAATGCTGCGTCTTCTAATACGGCGCTGGGCATATCGGCACTTGCTAACAACACCATAGGCTTCAACAACACAGCTAATGGATTTCAGGCGCTGCGTTACAACACCACGGGAAACAGCAACACAGCTAATGGATATCAAGCGCTGGTTTCCAACATCGAGGGCGGCTCCAACACAGCTAATGGATATCAAGCGCTGTACTCCAACACCACAGGCGGTGCCAACACAGCTAATGGAGATAGTGTGCTGAGCGCCAACACCTCAGGCAGCAACAACACAGCTAGTGGATATAACGCGCTGAACGCCAACACCACGGGAAACAACAACACAGCTAATGGAGAGGGTGCGCTGAGCGCCAACACCACAGGCAACAACAACACAGCTAATGGAGAGAGTGCGCTGCGTTACAACACCACAGGCAGCAACAACGTAGCTAATGGAGGGAGTGCGCTATACTACAACACCACAGGCGACGGCAACGCAGCTAATGGAGTGAATGCACTGTACGCCAACACCACAGGCTACAACAACGTAGCTAATGGAGCTTATGCGCTGTACAACAACACCACGGGAAACCACAACACGGCTAATGGATATTATGCGCTGATCTCCAACACCACAGGCAACAACAACGTAGCTAATGGAGCTGCTGCGCTGCTCTGCAACACCACAGGCGGCGACAACACAGCTAATGGATATCTAACACTGCGTTCCAACACCACAGGCAGCAACAACGTAGCTAATGGATTTCAAGCGCTGTACAACAACACCACAGGCGGCGACAACGCGGCTAATGGATATAGAGCGCTGTACGCCAACACCACAGGCCACGGCAACGTAGCTAATGGAATTAGTGCGCTGTACTCCAACACCACAGGTGCAAACAACGTAGCTAATGGAACTGCTGCGCTAACATCCAACACCACAGGCAACAGCAACGCGGCTAGTGGATATAACGCGCTGAACGCCAACACCACAGGCAACGGCAACGTAGCTAATGGGTATAGGGCGCTATACTACAACACCACAGCCAGCAACAACGTAGCTAATGGATATTATGCGCTGTACGCCAACACCACAGGCGGCGACAACGCAGCTAATGGATATTATGCGCTGTACGCCAACACCACAGGCGGAAACAACACAGCTAGTGGGGCTTATTCGCTGAGCGCCAACACCTCAGGCAGCAACAACACGGCTGATGGACTTAGTGCGCTGAGCGCCAACACCACAGGTGCAAACAACACGGCTAGTGGATATAGAGCGCTGTACAACAACACCACAGGCAGCGGCAACACAGCGATAAGCCCCCTAAACTCAGCAGGTACATACGCTCCAGTATTTAACCCAACTACAGAAAACAACAGGTTCTGTATGGGTTCTACGGGCGTAACCAATGCTTACATTCAAGTTGCTTGGACTGTGGTATCTGATGCGCGGGACAAAACCGATTTTGCTCCAGTACCTCACGGTTTAGATTTTGTTTGCAAAATGCAACCAACAGCATACCGATACAAGATTGACCGTAAAGCCGAAGAAGGTCACGGCCCAGTGCGTTATGGTTTTAAGGCTCAAGAAATCTTAGCTCTTGAAGGCGAAAACCCAGTCATCGTTGATGCTGAAGACGATGAAAAGCTGCGCTTTAATGACCAGTCGTTACTGGCTATTTTAGTTAACGCTATCAAAGAACTCAAATCCGAGGTGGATAACCTCAAATCCGAGGTGTATAACCTCAAATCTCAACTTAAAGGAGCTTAATCATGTCTGAAATCATTGAACAAACCACCGCAGAAGAAGTTGCACGGAACTATTCTGCATGTATGGACAGCGTAAACCTTATCAACGCTGGAAAGCCCGAAGGCATGAAAGATGCTGAATGGGCTGACTGCTTGGAGCGCAATAAAGCTCACTTAAAAATTATGTTAGCAAAGACGTACTGGACAACAGAAGACCTCACACCTTTGCAAAACGCATCGAAGTAGAAGTAGATCAGTAATTTATGGACGAGAAAGACCCTCTCACTGAGCGTGTAGATCAGCTTGAATCTAAGTTAGATGAACACATCGAGAAAACAGACAAGCGACTAGATGCGCTGGGGGAGGCCTTTCCTAATTGTGATGCTATGGGGCACAAAAGTTACCATGATCGACTGATGCAAGAACGTATCCGACGCGCTGATTTTTACAACAAACTCAAGCTTGACGTCGTAAAATGGGCTACTATGGGAACTCTGGGCTGGGCTGCATACGCCCTTTGGGCAGCATTTTTAAAGGGGCCAAAATAATGTTCGGATTAGATGCGCTGTTAAACGTAGGCGGAAAGCTTATTGACAAGTTAATTCCTGACCCCGAGCAGAAGGCCAAAGCCCAGCTAGACTTAGCCAAAATGGCACAAGACGGTGAGCTAGCCAAAATGGCTAACGATACTAAGCTGTATGAAGTAGAGCAGACCAATATCAGCGACCGCTGGAAAGCGGACATGTCCTCGGACTCTTGGCTGTCTAAAAACATTAGGCCGATGGCGCTTATCGCCATTTTTGTAGCTTACTTTGTGTTCACTATGATGAGCGCGTTTGGTTACAACGCACAAGAATCCTATGTGCAGTTGCTAGGCCAGTGGGGCCAGATTATTTTTCTGGCCTACTTTGGTGGTCGCACTGTAGAAAAACTAGCTGATATGCGTAGTAAGAAATGAATCTAAGCCATAACTTCACCTTTGAAGAACTAACCCATACTGACCACCGCGAGTTAGACAACACACCGACAGACAAAGAGGTGTGTATCATTGAGGGGCATGAGGTGGCTGTCGATGCCATAGCTAACCTCTCTCGTCTAGCAGAGTTTTTGGAGCACATTAAAGCGCTTCTCGGTGGCAGACCTATTATGGTAAATAGCGCGTTTCGTTCAGAGGCGGTCAACGCTGCTGTAGGTTCTAAGCGTACTAGCGATCATAGGCGTGGCTGTGCAGCGGATATCCGGGTGCCCAACCTTACTCCTGACCAAGTAATACGCGCCATCATTGACAGCGACTTGGAATATCAGCAGGTGATTCGCGAGTTTGACAGGTGGACACATGTTTCTATACCTACGTACGCTAATAGTCCTCCTAAGAAATCAGCTCTTATTATTGATAAGAACGGCACGCGCCCATTTATCTAAGGGGAAAATTGTGCCCTTAAAAAAGATACAGCTTAAACCCGGGGTCAATAGGGAAAACACTCGATATACCAACGAAAATGGTTGGTACGACTCCGACAAGATACGGTTCCGTCAAGGAACACCTGAAAAGATTGGTGGCTGGCAGCAAATTTCTGCGGCTACTTTTCTTGGGACTTGCCGGTCTCTTTGGACATGGATAACTCTTGGCGCCCAAAAGTTGATTGGTGTTGGCACCAATGTTAAGTTTTACATCTCTAATGGTGGTCAATATTACTGCCAAACGCCATTTGAAAAAATTAACTTATTAGGCACTAATCCATTTACAACAGACGTTGGATCCAACCAGACTGGTAGTGAGGGGCCGTACACCATAGTTACCGTCACTGACGCAACAAGCGGCGCTAAGTTAAATAATTATGTTGACATATACAACGCACCTACTGTCAATAACGTAGTGCTTAATGGTAGTTTTTTAATCACTTTCACTGGCCCCGGCTACTACAAAATTTTGGTAAAAGGTACAGCGGCCGCATCTGGCGCTGGCGGGGGCACTGGGGTATATGTCTTTTATGAGATTGATACTGGCCCTGAGTTTGCTATCCCTCTAACTGGTTGGGGTGCGGGTGGTTGGGGCACTGGTACTTGGGGCGTAGGCACTACTGGGGTTGACCCACTGCGCGTATGGAGCCAGTCTAACTTTGGCGAGAATTTAATTTTTGGCCCCCGAGGCGGTGGTATTTACTACTGGAACGCTAGTGTTGGCTATCGCCCTTCCGCAGCTACTGTTACTATTGCTAGCCCAGCGGTAGTCACTTTTGCTTCTGCGTTACTTGATGGAACTGCGGTTCAACTTTTGACTACGGGCAAATTGCCTACAGGCTTAGTTCCCGGCACGGTATATTATGTAGTTGGTGCCTCCGGTATCACTTGCAAGCTCGCGGCTACGCCGGGCGGTACGCCAATCAACACATCGGGTACACAGTCGGGTACACACTATTTATCGTCCCACGGAATTAACGCAAGTAAGCTTGCTGGCGCTACAAGCGTTCCTATTAAGCAGAACTACATTATTGTTTCTGACATTAGCCGTTTTGTGTTTGCTCTAGGCTGTACTGAGTATGGATCAACATTGTTTGACCCTATGCTTATTCGCTGGGCTGACCAAGAATCGGTAACTGACTGGGCACCAACAGCCACAAACCAAGCTGGTTTTCTACGTCTTTCTCACGGCTCTCAAATTGTTACGGCTGTTCAGTCTCGCCAAGAACTTTTGGTGTGGACAGACTCGTCGCTTTACTCCTTGCAGTATGTAGGCGCGCCTATTATTTGGAAGGCTGACATTGTTGGCGACAACATTTCTGTTGCAGGGCAGAACGCTGTTTCTTTTGCTAACGGTGTGTCTTACTGGATGGGTGTAGATAAGTTCTACAAATACGATGGACGCACCCAGACTTTGAGCTGCGACTTGCGACAGTACATCTTTGGCGATATCAATACCTCTCAGCTTGACCAAGTGTATTCTGGTACGAACGAAGGATTTAACGAGGTCTGGTGGTTCTATTGTTCAAAAAACTCGACAAGAGTTGACCGTTATGCGGTCTACAACTACCTTGAAAATGTTTGGTACTACGGCACAATGGGGCGTACGGCTTGGCTTGATTCTGGTTTAAGGAGCCTACCTCTTGCTGCTACATATGCAAATAATTTAGTCGATCATGAAATAGGTTACGACGACAACACCTCTGGCACCCCTACGCCAATAGCAGCGTTTGTTACCTCTGCTGAGTTTGATATTGAGGACGGTGACCACTTTATGTTTATCCGTCGCGTTTTGCCTGACGTAACGTTCCGTGGGTCTACCTCAGAAAACCCAGCTATTACCATGACCTTGTACCCACTAATAAATTCGGGTTCTGGGTATGATGATCCTGCTTCTGAGGGTGGTGTGAACTATGCTGCCATAACACGTACGGCTGAAGTCCCCGTGGAGAAGTTTACAGGGCAAGTGTTTGTTCGCGTTCGTGGGCGTCAGTTGGCTATAAAAGTGGAGTCCACGGGTCTTGGTGTTTCGTGGCAGCTTGGTGCCCCGCGTATAGATATGCGTCCTGACGGGCGTAGAGGCACCTAATGAAAAATTATGTCAATCAAGTAGTTCCACCAGCTTTACCATTAGCGCGGGATGAATACGAGCGTGCATACCAAGATCAGCTTAACAACGTCTTACGTTTGTACTTTGTGCAGCTAAACGCTATTGTTAATGCGTTACATATTCCCACTACGTATATAGTAGCAGACTTACCAAGCGCGGCTGGCCTTGGAGTAGGGGCTAGGTCTTTTGCAACTGATGCAACTGGCCCTACGTTTGGCTCTATAGTTGTAGGCGGTGGATCGACTAAAGTACCTGTATATTCAGACGGAACCAATTGGAGAGTGGGATGAAGCCGCATCACGTTAACAGCAAACAGCACATGCTGTCTAACAACGACATATTGTTAGTAGCTGCTCACGATCACCCAGAGGTTGCGGAGCAAGCGTACAAGAAAGCGGGAAGTCCACCACAAGCTACGCCAGAGTTGTTGTTGTATACGATCTTTAATCAGTTGTTTGTACAGCCAAATGTCATTAGATTGCGGGAGGGCAACACGCTTGCCACATTAACTCCAGCGGAAAACGAAGAGGCGCTCTTCCTAATGTTTGATGCAGACAGCCCAAACAACACTGTAAACAACATTGCACAGTGCATTGAAGCAGCGCGAAAGATGGGGTTTAAAAAGCTATTCGCACAATCTGACAAGCCTATAGTTAACAAGATGGTTCAAAGAGCCGTTGGAAAACTTAAAGGTAAGCACTCTTTTGTGATTAGGAGCAAATCCATGGTATTGGAGTTTGCAAATGTGTAATCCACTTGAAGCGGTATCGAACGCTGTATCGCAAGCTTGGAACACAGTCACTGGGACTATTAACCAAATCATTAGCAACCCCCTGCCAGTCATCACAATGGCGGCAGCGACGTGGGCTCTTGGCCCCTCGGGCGCAGGATTAGTTTCTGCCGCCACTGCGCCAGTTTTAGCAGCGGGAACCATCACTGCGATTCAGGGCGGGAACATTGGACAGATCGCCAAAAATTCCTTATTGGCTTATGGAGCCAATAACTTTGCGGGCCCCACTGGTATTGGAGATGTGACTAGCTATGTGGGTTCGCAAATAGGCGGAACTGCTGGGGCTATGACTACGGCTGGATTGAACAATGCGTTCTTTAATTCCACAGTTGCGGCGGTGGGCGGGGGAAATATAGCGCATGCGTTTGGCACTGGGTTTGTAGGAGGCGCTGCCGGTTCCCTCGCTAACACTGCATTCACCTCGGATACGGGGAAAAGTTTTTTTGGGGGCATGCAAAGCACATTTGGCTTAAGCAATACCCAAATGAAGTACATCCAAGGCGCAACTTTAGCGACTTCTACGGCTGCTCTATCTGGACAAGACCCAACAAGGGCATTGGGAAATTACATTGCACAGAACATTTCCAACTATGGCAAAAAAGAATTCAATGAGTTCCTCGACTCCGCAAAGAAGTCATATCAAAATCTAGACTCTAGTAGCAGTAGTTTAAAAACTTCCCAAGGAAATTACGAAGCGATTAAGTCTCAATACGATAGCCAGTTATCTACCGCAGAACAACTGCGTACGTCCATTAATGCAGGCAATGCGGAAATGAAGGATGTTATAGATAACAACTATACGCCATTTAAAAATAACTATGATACAGCAATTGGATACATAAACGAGGCCAAAGGAAATTACGACGCTTGGAAATCATCGTACGATGTCTGGATGGAATATTATAATCGCTATGCCCCGCTGAACTTTCCGGGCAAAAACGAATACATGAATATGCTTGTGAATGGCATTAACGATCATATAAGGGTGTGCAATGAACAAGCAACTTACATACAAAACACGACTGCGTATGTTAATGATATATACACTGCAAATAAGCCTACAATTGATTATCTTAATAGTAAAAAAGCAGAAATAGAGCAGCAAGTTTCACGGTTTGAATCAATTAAGACTAACATCGAATCACCAAATGGTTCAAATTTGGCTTCACAGTTTCTTAACGCATCGAACGATCTTCAGGCAAAATTTGATCAATTTACCGCTGCAAAACAGAGCGTAGACAATATATCAAGCCAATACATCACTAAGCTAGCTGACATTGGGAGCCATGAAGCAGAAGCTCAGCAACAAGCCAAAGGCAGGCTGAAGAGGCCCAAAGGCAGGCTGAAGAGGCCCAAAGGCAGGCTGAAGCTCAACGACAAGCAGAAGCTCAAAGGCAAGAACAAGCTAGACAAGAAGCCCTTGCAGAAGAAGCTCGTCAACAAGCGGCGGCTTTAGAAGCTCAAAGACAAGCTGAGGCGGAAGCAGCTAGACAAGCGGAAGAAGCTCGTGCTGCCGCCCAAGCTGAAGCTGGCCGACAGGCTGAATTAGCACGCGCGCAACATGATGCAGAAGAAAGAGCCAAGGCAGAAGAACTTCGTAGAATAGCCCAAGAAGAGGCTGATAAACATGCAGAGATTGTCCGACAAGCTGAAGAAGCTCAACGACAAGCTGAGATCCAAAGGCAAGTTGAAGAAGCTCAACGACAAGCTGAGGCCCAAAGGCAAGTTGAAGAAGCTCAACGACGAGCTGAGGTTCAAAGGCGAGTTGAAGAAGCCCAAAGGCAAGCTGAAGCCCAGAAGCAGCCAGAGCCCCCTGCCGAGTTGCCTACCGAGACTGTGCAACCTCCCACTGAGACTGTAGAGCCCCCTGCCGAGTTGCCTACCGAGACTGTGCAACCTCCCACTGAGACTGTAGAGCCCCCTGCCGAGACTGTAGAGCCCCCTACCGAGACTGTGCAACCTCCCGGCGCTGTATACGATGTTAATGATACGGACATAGGGTCTGAAACTGGGTCTGAAACTGTAACAACCAGCCCCGGTGAAGAAGTAATTCCAGAAATACCGGAAGAGACTTGGACTCCTCCTACAGGGCTCCCCAACGCAAATACACCGACTGGAATTGACAACGAAGGCGCGGATCTTTCTGGCGGAGATAGCTTTTTTTGGGATGAATTTTATAGAAACCTTGGTATTGATCCAGCCTCCATGAAAGACGAGCCACCTATGTCTCAGGAAGATATAGATGCGATCATTCGGGGGGAAAACGTACCTGTTCATACAGCTAATGGCACGGTAAATATATTTGGCGGAAAAGTAGTTACCCCAAAACCCGTAACACCTACGCCTAAGCCAACTACGCCTAAGCCAACTACGACTACGCCTAAACCAACTACGACTACGCCAACTACGACTACGCCAACTACAACTACAAATACGCCGACACAGCAAGCTAATCAATCCAGCATGCTAAACCTATTAAGCCTTTTAGACCAACAACCGCAGCCGCAGCAAACGCCTGTACAAGACCCATATGCCAAGATAAAATCATTCCAAGGCGATTTATTTGGCGGGGACATTAGCACCGACTTTGTAGGTGCTGCTACCGGCGGGTCTGTTGATGACCTGCTAAGACTATTGAGGAGCTAAAAATGGAAGATTTTGACTTACCAGATTACACAAATGACTTAGCTCCGGGGATGGTAGCAAGCCAACCGTTCGCCCTTGACGGCATTGATAATGAAAACAGCGCTGGCAATTACGGGGCTGGTAGCGCAGGCTACGGTGGGCTTGACAGTGACTGGCAACCCGTAGAGTTACAAGATGGCTCTACTATCTACCAAGCAAATGGTTCTTACATTGATGCCCTTGGTAATCCAGTAACTTCAACAGGACAGCCTCGTACTGATGTCCCCGGCACTGTGTATGGTAACAATGTAGTTGGCGCGAACAACGACATAACTAAGTGGCTTAACAGCACCCTAGGCACAAAGCTCACTGATAAACAGGTCACTGCGATGGGTCTTGGCGCGGGGACTGTTGCTGGATTAATGGGGGCAATGAACCCAACCCGCAACCCCGTTGGCTTTCAAGGCAGCGTGGACATGTCGAGACAAGCGGTGCGTCAGCAAATACCTCAATCAGCGACGCCTAGAGAATATGGCGGGCCTGCTATGGGTCGTAGGTACTTTACCGATACTCAATACACTAACCCTGCTGGCCTTGCTGCTGCGCAAGCCAACGCCACTCAACAAGCGCAAAATATTGCTGCTCAACAAGCTGAACCAGTACGTGCAGCGCAAGGAGGACTCATGGGAGCAGCTAAAGGACGTTATCTACGTGGTGAAACAGACGGCATGTCTGATGAAATTCGCACAACCATTGATAACTCACAACCCGCTGCGCTTAGCCACGGCGAGTTCATAATTCCGGCTGACGTGGTTTCTCACTTGGGTAATGGCAACTCCGATGCAGGCGCTAAAAAGCTCAAAGAGATGATGTCTAGGATCAGAAAAGCCCGTACTGGCACTACCAAGCAGGGCAAAGAAATCGACCCTAATAAGTTTATGCCCGGTGGGTTGGCTTCTAAACAGTATGCTGAAGGCGGTGCAGTGCAAAGATTTAATACTGGTGGGTTACCGTCTAACGCCCCTTCAGGTACAGCGCTTTCCTCTGGACTTACTGGTACAGAATCTAATTTGTCCAACTGGGCGGGGCCATACGTCACAGGCATGCTAGGCCAAGGTCAGGCTTTGGCTAATTCCCCATATCAAGCTTATAGTGGCCCTCTAACTGCTGGTAGTTCTCCGCTACAGCAGCAGGCATTCCAAGGCGCGTCGAATTTATCTACTCCGACTAACATGGGTGGGTTTAACGCGCAGTCGTTTACTGGAGAGGGTACGGCACAACAGTACATGAACCCGTACTTGAAGATGGCGCTTGACCCACAGATGGCGGAACTACAGCGTCAGAATGATATTGCTAACACAAAAACCAACTCACAGTTCACCCAAGCTGGTGCTTTTGGTGGGGGTCGTCAGGCTGTGGCAAACGCTGAAAACCAGCGCAACATGCTCCAACAGATGAACTCTACGCTGGGTCAAGGCTACGCCAATGCCTACGATAAGGCTGCGCAGCAGTTCAACACTGAGCAGCAAGCGGGTCAACAAGCGCAGGCCCTTACTAATAGATACGGTCTTGACGTGCTTGGACAGCAAGCCGGATTGGGTGCTACTCAACGCGGTGCGGAGCAAGAAGCAGTTGCCGCAGACAAAGCACAGTTTGAGGAAGAGCGCGCTAACCCATACAAGATGGTGCAGTTTCAACAATCGCTGTTACAAGGCTTGCCATTGGCAGCGCAAAATTACAATGTGGCACAACCTAGTTTGCTCCAACAAGCTGCTGGCGGCACGAGTGGGTTAGCTACACTTTTAGGTAATTTTGGATACACCCTTCCCGGGGCATAATAAGCCAATAAGGAAACATCATGCAAATACCTGCTGGCCCCAACCAAGTTGCTCAAGCCTATCAAGGCAATCCTGCTGCATTGCAGGCTAACATTCAAAAAGACCAACAGCAGAAACCAAATCTTGGGCCTGACCTTGTTAAGTTGCTTGCACTTGGCACAGTAACTAGCGAAAAAGATAACGCTTCTAAAGCACAAGCCTTGCAGCAGCTACAGGGCTTAATGGCCCAAAGTCCTACGGGTAAACCCCCAACTGTTTTTGAACAGATACAGCGCAAAGCTGCGCAAATGACTATGGGGCTAGGCCAAGCAGCGCAACCCCAAGCGCAACCCCAAGCGCAACCGCAAGGTCTGCCAGCAGCCCTGCAAGAACAGGGACAAGAGCAAGAGCAGCCTGAACAAGCACAGGGTATTGACCAACTTCCCGCTGACTTTGAATTTGCTGGCGGCGGTATTGTGGCGTTTAGTGGCGGTGGAGGAACTTTAGAGGAACTTGAAAAACAAGGTATTGACAAACTTAGACCATTAGCTGACAAATATAAACAAGAAGAAGCTCAATTTTTGGCCGCAGCGCAGTCTGGAGATTCGCAGGCTATTAAGACGTATATGGACGCCAAAGAAGCAACTAGGCAGAGTCTGGAGTCACAAGTCGGGAAACAATTTGGTAACGCTGCATCTAAGGTTATGCAAACTTTGTTTGCTCCTGCCACCCCTGCGAAGACTCCAGATACAACTTTGGCTCCTACTCCTGCTGCTGCGACTCCACCTGCCCCTGCTGCTGTTGCAACTCCACCGGCTCCCGCCGCTGCCACCCCACCTAAACTTAGTGGTGGAATTACGGAGTCTCCGCTCGTACAAACTTCTGCCCCCGCTGCCCCCGCTGCCCCTGCTACGTCACAAAAGCGAGTTGACGGGCTTACATTGGAAGAACATCTTGCGCTAGGCCGCAGAAAAACAAAGGAACAAGACGGGGTTTGGACAGAGGGAGCGGAAAAAAGATACCGTGACTACTTTAATAATGCAAAGCCTGACCCTGTTGCTACTAAATCTGCTGCGCCTAAACCTGCTCCAGCCGCTACTGCTCCCGCTCCCACTCCCACTCCCACTACGCCTAAACCTACTATTGTTGCACCGCAACAAGGTATCAAACAGCAACAAGCCACAGAACCGGCAGATCCAATGGAAGCTTCTATCCGCAAAAGCATTACGGATACTCTGGCGGAGAAACCGGATGACGTGTACAAAGCCGCTGCTGAGCGCAATAGCAAGTTAGTAGGTTTGGATGATTTACTAAAGGAAAAAGAAGGTCGTATTGCGTCCACTGAAGCATTGTTGAAAAAACAGCAAGCTGGGCGTCTACCTTTGTGGGTTACACAGTTGCAGGAATTCAGTGCTGCTAATCCAAGGGCGGGTCTTGGCGTACAGTTAGGTGCATCAGGTGCGGGTGCGGAAAAAGCGCGTGCTGGATACGAAGCTGAAGACCGGGCATACAACGCAGAAATTAATAAGCTTAGAGACTCTGTACTGCAAGCCAAGATTGAAGGACGGTACAAAGACGCTGCTGCTGGTGAAGCTGCAATCAAAGACCTTACTGCTAACCGTCGTCAAGCAGAGTCTTCAGGTACATCACTGCTTAATACCCAAGCAACTGTTAAGTCCACTGCTGAAAGCAAGCGTCAGCATGAAGAGAATAAGAGGATTGGAGCGGCGGCGGCTGCGGCGGAAAGTAAACGTAGGTTTGATTTAGGACTGGAAGAGAAAAAGAATAAACGTCAGCAAGATATGGAGAAGTTTATTCAAGACCAAGAGCGTAAGCAAAACGCATTCATACTTTCAAGTCAAGAATACAAGAACTTATTGGATTTAGAAAAAAGACAGCAATACCTTTTAATATCTCCAAATCAAAAAACACGTGAAAACGCAGAGGCTGAACTCCAACGTATTAGCGAAAAAAAGGCCGACTTGCTTGCAAAGAATGCTAGCGGGGCGAG